AAGGCGAGTCCTACTGGCCCGAGTTCATTACCATGGATGACCTTATCGCTACGCGCGAGGGCCTGTCACGGGCAGATTGGGGCGCCCTGTACATGCAGACCCCGACCGGGGAGGATGGCAACGTCTTTAACAAGGACGACTTCCAAGACTGGGAAGATGACGACCCGCCCGAATGTGACGAAATTATTCAGACCATGGACACGGCCTTCTCCACCAAAGCCAAGGCCGACTTCTCAGTTATCCAGACCTGGGGCATCTTCCACCTGACATATACTGACGATAAAGGCTATGAATATCAAGAGCCTAACGCCATTCTCCTCAACCAAGTGAGGGGTCGCTGGTCCTTCCCCCAGCTACGGGCAGCCGCCAAAGAGCAATACGCCCAGTACAAACCCGACCGAATCATTATCGAAAACAAAGCATCTGGTCAATCTCTTTTGCAGGACTTGCGCCTTAACAAGTTGCCCGTATTGCCTTTTCAGCCAGATCGTGATAAAGTAGCCCGTGCCCATGCCGTCAGCGGTATAGTAGAACGGCAGCGCGTCTGGCTTCCCCTGAAGAAGCGGTTCGCCGCCGAACTCCTACAGGAAGCCCTAGAGTTTCCCAAGGGCGCGCACGATGACGCCGTCGATACCATGGTCATGGCCCTGCTGTATCTGCGTCGCCGCTACGAACTAACGCAAGAGACGGTAACACAACCAGAGCAGTTCTCCCGCCGTCGATCTTTCAAAAGCTATTGGAGCCAGATGACCCATGTCCGATAATCTCGAAGAAGCTACGCCCGACATCGAATTTGAGTTTTCGGAAGATACCTTGGAAATCGAGGTTCCCGAAGAAGTCGTGGAAGTCGACATGTCCTTTGGCGCCAACCTAGCCCTGCCCATGGAAGACGCCATCCTATCAGATATCGGCTCGGCCCGCCAAGACGCCCTTCAAAACATCAAGAACTCCCGCCAGCAGTGGGAAGAGAAGATCAAGCAGGGCATCAAGTGGCTTGGCCTGAACACCGACGGCGAAGGCAACAGTGACGTCGAAGGCGCCTGCACGGCAGTCCACCCCCTGCTGATCGAGAACGTAGTCAAGTTCCAAGCCAAGGCCATCCAAGAACTGTGGCCCGCGCGCGGTCCCGTCCGCACCAAAGTCCGTGGCTACGTCGATGCTCCCCGCGAGCAGGTGGCCCAGCGCGTCCGCACCTACATGAACTACCAGCTTACCGAACAGGTGCCCGGCTTCTACTCAGACCTTGAACGCAACCTGTTCCGCGTGGGCTTCATGGGCATCGGCATCCGCAAGGCTGGCTGGAACGGCACAACTGCCGCGCCTGATCCGACCATCATCTACGCCGAGAACTTCTACGTCGATCCTTCCGTCTCCCACCTGAAGGACGCCGAAGAATATATCGAAGTCATGGAACTGTCCACTCGCAAGATGAAAAACCTGATCTTGGCCGGAACCTTCCGCGACATTTCCGAAAACGATTCCGAGGAAGTCCTCGACACCAACGAAATCACGGAAGCCATTGCCAATGCCCAGGGTTTCGACATGTCCCTTGAACGCAAGGGCTTTACGGTGGGCGAGTCCCACTGCTACCTCGACCTGAACGGCGACGACCCGCTGCTGCCCGAAGGCGGCATGGCGCCCTACATCGTTCACTTCAATGTCAAGACTGGCAACATCTACTCGATCCGCCGCAACTGGCGTGAAGACGACGACGCCATGGTCAAGCGCCAGTGGTACACCATCGACCAATTCATCCCGGCCTTTGGCATCTATTCGCTGGGCTACGTCCACCTGATCGGTGACTTGGCCGCTGCTTCCAGTGCCGCCCTGCGCGCCCTTGTCGACTCGGGCCAGTATGCTAACTGGACGGCGGGCTTCAAATCCCAAGACGCCAAGTTCTCCGACTCCGAGACACCGCTCGGCTTTGGCGAGTTCCGTGACGTAAACCTCGCGCCCGAAGAACTCCAGAAAGCTTTCTTGCCGCTTCCCTCCAAAGAACCAAACCAGACGCTCTTCTCGCTTCTGAAGTTCATGGTGGAATCGGGTCAGAAGTTCGCTGACTCCGCCGATGAGGTCGTGGCCAACAGCACAAACTACGGCCCGGCTGCAACTACCCTAGCTTTGCTTGAAGCTTCACAGCGGTTCTACTCCTCCATCCACAAGCGCCTTCATCAGTCGCAGGGCGAATTCCTCAAGCTGATTGGGGAACTGAACTACGAGAACCTGCCAGACACCGTCAACTTTGTGGTGGGCGCCGAAAACCAATACGTTCAGCGTACCGACTTTGATCCGCAGGTTGTTGACGTTATTCCCGCGTCGGACCCTAACGCCCTGACCGAATCCCAGCGTGTGGCCAAGGCGCAGATCGAATTGAACGTGGCCCAGCAGTTCCCCCAATTCCACGACATGCGTGAAGCTTTACGTCGTTACTACGTGGCGCTTGGCACCGAGTCCATCGACAAACTCCTAACCAACCCAGAAACCGAAGCCAAGAGCGCGGACCCCCTGACGGAAATTCAGTTGGCTATGACAGGCAAGCCCATCAAGGCCCAGCTAGGTCAGAACCACGCCGCTCACATCGCCGTTAAGACCGCCTTCCTGCAAGCCCCACAAATGCAGGGCGCCAATGACCCGACCATTGCCTTGGGCCAGCAGGTGCTGTCAGCCAACATTGCTGAACACAAGGTCTTGATGTTCATTGCCCAGGCTATGCAGATGGCGCAGCAGATGGGCCTGCCCATTCAGGACGAGAACGTCCAAGGCCAAATCGCCACGCAGCTTGTGCAGATTTCGGCGGCCAGCAATCCGCAGCAGCAGCAGGCCAGCATCGAACAACAGACGCTCCAGCTACAGGCGCAAGAGCTTCAGATGGCGGGCGAACGTATCCAATCCCAAGATACCCGCGAGGCAGCCAAGATTGCGCTTAAGCAACGCGAGCTTGACCTGAAGGAAACGGATATGCTGCTTAACGCACAAGCGAAACAGAAGCAGAACCAAATCTCGGCTTCTGGCAAAATACTTGACAACTCAGCTAAATTAGCGGATATTCAAGCCAAACAGCTTGCCGAAAGGGCAAATAATCCTATTCAATGACGTTACTATCAGACTACGTAGCAGAAGTACAGAAGCGAATAGAACGCGAAAAAGAGTCACTAGCTAGGGGGTCTGCGACCTCCTACGACGAATACGCTCGCAAGTGCGGCGTTATCAGCGGCATGGGTCTTGCCCTGGAAATCCTAAAAGACCTTTTTCAATCAACACCTTCAGAGGAAAGGGACTAATGATTACTGCCCGCTCGGCTCTTGACGGGGCCATTACCAACGACCAGTGGGTCACACAGGACGAAATTCCTGATCCGACTCCACTGCCTAGGATTCCTGGCGTAGGGATTCTTGTCCGGCCTGTGCCTATCCGGCGCAAGACTGCGGGCGGGGTCCTACTTCCTGACACGTTTCGTGAGGATCGGGAATACCTGAACACTGTGGGTCGCGTCCTTTCATTGGGCGAACTCGCATTCGTGGACGAAGATATATACCGGAAAGGCCCATGGGTCAAGCCCGGTGACTATATCGTTTACGCAAAATTCGCAGGCCAGAAGATTTGGTGGAAGGGCGTGAAGCTCCTCTTGGTCAAGGCTTCTAGCATCGAGTTGGTCGTAGACAAACCCGAATACCTAGACGCAAACTTCAAGGAATAAATCATGTCCGAATCCGGCTATCGAGAAATCGACCTCGACAATCCAGGCAAAGCGCCAAACGCTTCAGAAGAATCCGACATTGAAATCGTGGAAGAATCTTCTGTTGCGCCACCTCCAGAAGCTGATCCGGTGCCCGAACCGGAACCCGCAGCCGCTTCCAAGCCCTCCGAAGATTCTGACGATGACGACGGTTCGACATCCGACGATTCCCCTTCTGATCGAAAGCGCCTAACCCGTAGCCAGCGCCTCAAGAACCAACGGGACCTTTATGCCAGACAACTAACTGAAGCGCAAGCCCGCCTAGCGCAATTAGAAACCCGCGCCCAACGGGCTGAAGCTGAAGCTAACGAGGGTGCCGCCATTGGCTACGACCTCTACATTAAGCAACTCGATACCTCGATGCAAGCCTTGCGCCGGGATTTCGATTCAGCTTACGATGCTGGCGACCGCGACAAAATCTTTGAAATCCAACAGCAGATTGCCACCATCACGGCAACCAAAGCCCAGGCTGAAAAGGATAGGCGGTCGATCCCTACGCGGCAGGCACCTACTGGACAGGCAGCCCCGCAGCCGACCCAGCAGACACAGCCTGCGCCAGCTAGACGTACCCCCAGCCCGGCTGCCGTCGAATGGTATGACCGCAATAAGGAATGGTTCAACAAGGATGCGGTGATGACGGCCAGTGCCCGAGTCATTGACCAGCAAATGGTTCGCGACGGTTTCGCGCCCACCGACCCCGACTACTTTGACGAACTGGACAAGCGGCTTCAGAGGGAGTTCCCCCAGAAACTGGGGCGCCCCGTCGGTCGTCCGCCTGCCAACAACCCCACCATCCAGAACAGGTCTGCCCCTGCTCCGGCCCCCGGCAAAGTTCGCGTAACTATCACGCAAGCCGACCGGGAAATGGCTAACCACCTCGGCATTAGCGTGGAACAGTACGCCCGCGAGAAAGCCAAGACGGAACGTGCCATGCAGACCACCAGCCAGTACACGGAGATTCTGTAATGAAAAACAAACTTTTCGCGACCCCAAGTAACGCCATCGACGAAGCACTTGAAAATTCTCTGGAAACAGAGTATAATCCTCCCAATGCGCTAGAAATCCCCCCAATGCCTGACAGTGACGCATTCATCTATAGGTGGATTCGTTTCCGGGTAGGGGACCAAGATGATTTCAACAACATCTCTCAGCGTATGCGAGAAGGGTGGGCATTCGTTCCAATCGGGGAAGTTCCCGACGGTTACGTTTTCCCTGGACTCGAAAGTAAGATTTCTGCTTTGGCAGGCGCGGCTATTAACGGCGACCTTGTTTTCGCTAAGCTGCCTCGACGGAAAGCGGAAGCCATCCAGAAATGGTCTGAAGATCGGGCCATTCAAGCAGAGCAGGCTTTCGATCTGAAGACAATCAGCTACGATGACAATATGGGCCGGGCACAACGCTTTGCCAATGAAGGTTCAAAACGCTTTTCCAGGGGGCGACGTCCCTCGTTTGGATAACACATAGAAGGAGGATAGAAGGTGCCCCAATCTTTCGCACCCTTCGGACTTCGCGCTGTGGCTGCCCTCGGCACCCATGGTAACGAACTCCGCGCTTATCCGCTTCCCAACGGCGCTAACTGCCCGGACCTCGGTAAGGGTTCTCCGGTCAAGCTGTCGGGTGGCGTAATTGTTTCGGCTGGTACTGGTGGTGGCCCCCTGCTGGGTGTTGCTGCTGGTTTCGCGTGGATCGACCCGACCACGAAGCAGCCTCAACTCAAGAACTCAATCCCCGCAGATACGTCTTCGGCTGGCCTCTATAACGGTTCCGACCGTCCGGCGGCCTACGTCGTTGACAATCCCAACGCGCTCTTCATTGTACAGGCTGACGCTTCCGTTACGGCGGGCGACCTCGGCTTGAACTTTGACGTGACCGCGTCTGGCGGCGATGTTGATGCAGTATACGGTGTTTCCCGCTACACGCTGGATGCGTCTACCCGTACCTCTGCTATTGGCACTGCACTGAAGCTTGTGGGTTTGGCCAACATTGTCGACAACAACTGGGGCGATCCGTTCCCGATTGTGGTCGTGAAGTTGAATGGTCCAATCCTCCAGCAAGTTTCTGCGGCATAATAGGGGGGACTAGACAATGACTATTTTGACTCGCGCACAATTTGCGAAGCAGCTTGTTCCCGGCCTTAACGCTATCTTCGGCACTGCCTATAAGAGCATCGACAACGAACACACTCCGCTGTTCGACATCGAGAAGTCTGATCGGTCGTTCGAAGAAGAAGTGTTGATGACGGGCTTTGGTACGGCCCCGGTCAAGGACGAAGGCGATCAGGTGTTCTTCGACACCGCCTCCGAAGCTTGGACGAGCCGCTTTACCCATGAAACCGTTGCCATGGCTTTCGCCATCACCGAAGAAGCTATCGAGGATAACCTCTATGGCACGACGGGCAAGATGAAGGCGAATGCGATGGGCCGCGCTATGGCGAATGCCAAGCAGGTGAAGGCCGCTAACGTCTACAACAACGGCTTCTCCACTAGCTCCCTCTACGCTGGTGGCGATGGTAAGCCTCTCTTCGCTACCGACCACCCCACGCTGGCGGCTGGTACGCAGTCCAACAAGGTTAGCTCGGACCTGTCCGAAACTGCCCTTGAGTCGGCCCTGATCAACATCTCGTTGACCAAGGATGACCGTGGCCTGCTGATCGGCGCCCGCGCTGTGAGCCTGCACATTCCTCCGCAGCTTCAGTTCGTTGCCCACCGTATCCTCTTCTCTGACCTGCGCGTCGGTACGGCTGACAACGACACGAACGCTCTGAAGGACATGGGCCTGTTCTCGAAGGGCTACACCGTCAACCACCGCTTCACGGACACGAACGGCTGGTTCATTCGCACTGATGTGCCGAATGGTACCAAGATGTTTATCCGTGCGCCGCTGGCCACCAAGGACGATGTGGACTTCCTGACGGGCAACATGCGCTACAAGGCCCGCGAGCGTTACAGCTTCGGCTGGTCTGACTGGCGTCAGTGGTACGGCTCCTCTGGTTCAACCTAATGGTTTGGGGGCTTCGGCCCCCATTCCCTCATCCTTAAGG